GATAATTAACAAACACCCACGCAATGACATTAGAAGCACAATCAATAGCAATGGCTCACGATTAGCTAAATTCAGTAAGCGTTATCAAATGTATAACGATAATTATAACGATCAAGTAGTCAGCAAGTTAGGTCAGATATATAGAGCATTTGCTCAACTTAAATTAGACGTTCAGATTAACGATAACAATAATATCTATAAGCAAGTAGTAAACGCTGTTTCTAATGTGTACAGTTTTGGCATTAATAGAACATTTGAATCAGATGATGTTCAAGAGTTATATAATGACTTACGCATTGACAAGGTTATGGCTCAAGCCAACAGATATATGAACGCATTTAATGACGTTCTAGTACAAGTTAGCTGGGATAGCAAGAAAGAGCAGCCAAAGGTAATGCTAAGGCTTCCACATTTAACCGAGGTTGGTTATTCTCAAGGTGATGTTGAATGGGTGGCATACTTTGTTGAGATGGTAGGAAAAGACCAGAAAACGGAACGCTGGGCGTATTGGAGTAATGAAGAACATTATTACATTGACAAACAATCTGGTGAAGATAAGATTGTAGCGGTTGAAGATAATGAAGAAATGGTTAATCCATTTGGTGTATTGCCTTTCGTGTATCTACATAACGGTTGGAGAGATGAATCTTTCTGGGATTCTTACACGGGTGATGATTTAACTGGTGGTACAATTGATATGGCAGTTCATCTGACGTTTTTGAATCACATCATCAAGACACAATCATTCAAACAATTAGTTGGTAAAGGTGACAACGTGGGTGAATTGCTCGGACAAGTATTAGACCCATTATCAATCTTAACATTGACTGGACAAAATACAGAGATTAGCGTTTTAGACTTACAGTCAAACTATGAACAACTTCATAGAGTAGCGCAAGACTTAGCAAACAACCTAGCGATTAGCTACGGTGTATCACCATCTCAATTTAGAATGACTAGCCAAGCATCATCTGGCTTTGCTTTACAGATGGAGAACCTCAAACTTGATAGATTCACATTAGAGCAACAAGCAGACTTTAAAGTTTATGAAAAAGAGTTATTCACATTGATTGGTCAAGTATCTGAATATTATGGCAAGGCTGTTAATGGAGAAATGACTGTTGATTTTGTTGAGCCTAACTACCCAGCAAGTGAAACTGAGCAATTAACTATTGACCAGCAAAGTATTGACTTGGGTCTTAGTTCACCGCACAAAGTATTGATGCGTAATAATCCAGACTTAACTGAAGAAGATGCTCGTGTTGATGTTGATGATAATATTAATGCTCGTAATGATATGCTTAACAAGGTTAAAACTGGTGGCTCTCTGAACGATACAATGGCTGCTTTAGGTCTAAATGCCAACGCTTGATGCCATATACAATCAATCTCAAAGCGAGGTTGATGCTTTTATACGTCAGTTTGATGGCGAGATGGAAAAAGTATTTGAGCGTGTTAGACGAATTGCCAATGCTCAACTTGCTGGATTAAGCCAAGACGATATATTGAAATATGAATTTGTTTGGCGTAAGTCGTTACAAGATGCTGGATATTATGTTTTAGTTAATGATTTGATTGATACGCAATTTGATTCAATCTATTCTGGAACATTACAAGCATTTGAAGCGGGTGGTTTAAAGACTGCCTTTACTGCTGATGATGCTACTAAGATTCAGATATTAAAGCAGATGAAGCGTGATTTCTTTATTCGCCTTGGTGATGATGTTGGCTTGAGTGTTAAGCGTGAGTTATACAAGTATGCTATATCTGATGCTTCGGTTGTTGATATGACTGCTGGTATTGCTCAAACATTAGAGGGTTCTAACCTTGCCAAGTATTCACAGACTTATGCCAGAACAGCGATTAAAGAGTTTCAACAAGAAGTGATTGATTTACGTGCTGCTGATATTAAAGATGGCGTTTGGGTTTACGTGGGCGTTAATGATGGTCGAACCAGAGATTTTTGTCGCAATGTATTAAAGCGCAATAGGTTTTATGATGATAGTCGTAAGAACCGCATAGAAAACGACCAAGATAGGGCATACAACTGCCGTCATAGGTTCTATAAGATGGATAAACAAGAAGCCGAAGCAAATGGGTATAAGGGTAACTAAACAGCCAAACTGGGGCAAATACAAGAAGCGGTTGAAAAATACTGGCGATGCTCTATATTCGGTTTCTGAAAGTATTATTGTTGGTATTATTAATCGTACTCAATCTGGTAAGGATAAAAACAAGAAAGGCTTTAAAGGATATTCAAAGGGATACGGCAAGACTGGTACTGTTAATTTAACTGATACTGGCACAATGCTACACGCTATTAATCGTAAAAAGATAAAAGGTGGTGTTAAGCTATATTTCCCAAATACAAATGAAAATAAAAAGGCACACGGCAATCAAGTAAAATATGGGCGTAAGTTCTTTGGACTTGATAAGACACAAAAAGAATTAATAAAACGCAAACTTGGTAAATTTATTGTAAAAACAAAGAGTTAGTGTTATTATGAAAACAACTTTTATATAAAAGAGGTAAATGTTATGGCTGACGAGCATACAAACGGCACAGACGAAACTCCTAAGTCTGAAAATGAGGTGGTGTTATCACAATCAAAACTTGATAAACTGATTGATAAAGGTTTTAGCAAGGGTGCAAACCGAGCAAAGTCTGAATTAGCAGAACAATTAGGTGTTGATTCAATTGAACAAGCACGAGAGTTAATTAATGCGAAACGTGAAAACGATGAAGCTAATAAGTCCGATTTGGATAAGGCAGCAGAGTTAATCAATACGCTTAATGGAACAATCAAAGGCTTGGAAGCAAACAACAATGAGATTAAGGCTGATATGGCTGTTCAAAAGGTTGTAAGCGAAAACGGTATCAAAGATGCTGATTACTTCAAACATTTATTAGCGACTGCGAGTGCTAGTGAGGGTTTTGAGCAAGATGCGTTTATTGAACAACTAAAAGGTGATAAACCTTACTTATTTTCTGGTGGTGAAGTAACTCAACCAAAGAAAGTAGATGCGACTTCAAACCGAGCGTCATTAGATGTAGGTGAGAGGGTTAAATCTGCTAGAACTATGGCTGAACTATACGCACTCCAGAATGAATTATAATTAATATTCTTTAGGAGAATAAAATGGCTGTAAATACAAAAAGTGTACTATCGGATTCGGTAGTTGATTTAATGAACCAAGCGGTTATCGTTTCTGGTAACTCTTACAACAAGATTGATGCTTACGCTACAATCCGTCAAGACGATATGGCAAACTCTATTGCGTTTACTGTATTCTCAAGAATGGCTGCGGCAACTACTCCATTAACTGATGGAACTGAGGCTTCTTCGACTACTATGACTGATACTAAGGTTCAGCTTACTATGGCTGAATACGGTGCTGTTATCACTTCAACTAGCTTGGCTAATATTGCTACTGCTGGTAAAGCTGACTTAGCATCTGCTGAATTAGTTGGTGTAAACCTTGGTGAAACAACCGACAAGTTAGGTCTTGCTGCTCTTGAAGCTGGTACAAGCACAACTGCCGCCGCTACTTCTGGTACTTTAGTTGCTGCTGATTTACGTGGTAGATATACTGCTCTAGCTAATAATGGTATTGCTAAGTTCCCAGATGGTCGTTACGTTGCGTTTATTAATCCATCACAAGTATCTGACATTAAAGGTGATTACATCACTATTGCTCAAAATACAGACATTGGTCAAGCGACTTCTGGTGTTGTTGGTGCTTTAGAGGGTTTCACTATCGTTGAAGATTCTAACGTTACTGCTGGTAAAGTTGTTTGTTTCGGTATGAACGCACTAGGTAAAGCTGTTGCTATGAGTCCTAAGCTTGTTATTGCTGAAGGTAATGATAATTTAAAAAGAAAAATCAACGTAGGTTGGCATGGAATTTTGAAGTATGGTGTAATTGACCAGAACGCATTAGAAGTAATTACTTCAGCGTAATCATGAGCAAGGTAGCTAAAAAGGCAGTAGCTAAAAAGGCTACTAAGCATCAATTGAAAGCATTGATTAATGGTTCTCACGGCATTGATGGCGGTATCTACACCTATAAGGTTGGTGATATCGTTACTTTATCTAAAAAATCACACTACGATTCTATGAAAGAATTAGTAGATAGATTTAGCGAGGTATAACAATGGCTTGGGTGCTTAAAAATGCAGACATCATTGCGGCACTACCAATACTAGCTGACCACTATGAAAAGGCTGATTCTGGCTCAACTACTACACTTGTTTCTGGTCGTTTAACCGACTTAATTCAAGCTGAGATAGTTGGTGCTACTATCAGTTTTATTACTGGTGATAATGCTGGTGTTGATGCTACGATTACTTCTTATACTGATTCAACTGGTACATTCGGTTTCGGTGCGGTATCAACTGCGGTGGATTCATCTACTGGATTTGGTATTGTTTATCTTGATTACACAACTTATATTAATCGTGCTTATG